TATTGCACATTGGTTAGAGGAGGATGATTTCCGTCAGAATGGTGGTGTGATGAATCATGAAACCATAGAGACGATGAGCAAGCGTCGCAAGCCCTTCACATGTGACTATACTGGATTCGGTTGGTTACTTATAAAGCACGGAGTATTCGAGCATGAGGGTCTTCCCTATCCTTGGTTCGCTCCAAAGATGCAAGTCTTTGAATCTGGTGAGGTTCAAGATATGTGTGGCGAGGATGTCTCGTTCTGTCTAGACGCTATCGAAGCAGGTTTCGAGATCTGGTGTGACCCTAAGATTCGGGTAGGGCATGAGAAGACTAGAGTTATCTAAGGTCTTATAGTAATGAGGGGTCTTATGCCCCTCTAAAAAATCGGGCCGTTAAAAATACGGCCGCTAAAGATAAAAAAACGGAGCAAAACATTATGGGTATGAGAAGTTTATCTGGAGAAGTTCAGGTAGAAGCAAAACCAAAGAAGACCTATCAGGGTCGAGGAAAGCATACTAAATATGCTGCAACTGCCTCTAACAAGGCAAAAAAACGTTATAGAGGACAAGGGAGGTAGCAATGGACGAGCAACTTTACAACGTAGAACAGTTCTTTACACAGGGTTGGGATATAGTTGGTGCTAATATGACTAAAGAGGAGGCCACAAAGCGTTTAGACGCTCTACAGGCAGAAGGTTTCGTTCCTTCAGACCTAAGAGTCAGGAAAGTAGTTTAAATATAGTCGTCATTACAAAATAGATAAGACCTTTTGCATCGCAAGGGGTCTTTTTTATGCCTAAAATATAAAACTCTAGGAAACGGATATACATATAGTGTGGGTTATACCTATTTTTGAATGGCAGTTAAGATTTCCAGAGCATTTAAGGACATTAGTTTGTCTTTTAGTAAGCATCCAGTTACAAATGACGTAACTGTGCTTAAGAATGAGGACGCAATCAAAAAATCTGTCATAAATTTATGCAGAACTAAATTCAATGAGCGATTTTTTAATGAATTGATTGGTACATCTGTTGATAACTCTCTTTTTGAACTTATAGATAGTGGAATTGGAGATGTTTTAGAGCGTGAAATAGACGCATTACTGAAGAACTTTGAACCTAGAATCAATCTAAATGATATTAACGTTATAACAGATCAAGATTCAAATGCTTTAGAGATAAAAATTACATATGAGATCGTAGGTTTACCAACTCCACAACAAAATATAGAATTTCTACTACAACCGACTAGGGTATAAGGTATAAAATGTCATTTAATCAGTTTACAAATTTAGATTTCAACGATTTACGGACTCAGATCAAGGATTATCTGCGATCTAATTCCAATTTCACTGATTTTGACTTTGAGGGATCAAATTTCTCGGTTCTAATTGATAATCTTGCATATAATTCTTACATTACTTCTTATAATACAAACATGGCGGTCAATGAGGCATTCATTGACAGTGCTACTGTAAGGGAAAATGTCGTATCATTAGCAAGAAATATTGGATATGTCCCACGATCAAAGAGATCTGCAGTTGCATCCATAAATTTTACAATAGATACAAGTTCTATTAGTAGTGGAGTTAGGTCTGTTACACTGGCCGCAGGTGTTGTTGCTGTGGGACAAGTAACAAATGGTTCTTATATTTTCTCAATTCCAGATAAAGTTACTGTTACTCCTGATGAAAATAACATTGCATCCTTCTCAAATCTAGATATTTACGAAGGAAACTACTTAACAAAGCAATTTACTGTAAATGATGCTCAAGTCGATGCAAAATATATTCTACCCAATGCAAATATTGATACAACTAGTATTAGAGTCAGTGTGACAGATGGATCTACAGGTACTGTAGAGGTATATAATCCTTATGAAAATATTTTTAACGTTAATGCAGAGTCTAGATTATTCTTAATTCAAGAAATTGAAGATGAAAGGTATCAAATTCTATTTGGTGATGGCATTCTAGGCAAGAAACCACCAAATGGAAGTGTAATTACTGCAACTTATATTACTACTAATGGTAAAGATGGTAATGGAGCAAAAGTTTTTAACTTTGCAGGTAACTTAACTTATCCTATAAGAAGTGGAGATACTTTAATTGATACTAAAGTTACTCAAGGTATATCTCTTTTAACCACCTCACAATCGTCTCAGAACGGTGATAATATAGAATCCCTTGACAATGTTAAGTATCTTGCTCCAAGGGTCTATGCGTCGCAATTTAGGGCAGTTACAGCAAATGATTACACTAGTTTAGTACCTTCAATATATCCAAATATTGAATCTGTTACTGCATATGGTGGAGAAGAATTAGATCCACCACAATATGGAAAGGTTTTTATTACAATTAAACCAAAAACAGGAGAACTTTTATCAGATACTACAAAAGCATCTATAAAAAATGGATTGAAAAAATATACAGTTGCAGGAATTAAACAAGAATTTATTGATCTGAAATATCTTTATGTTGAATATGACTGCACAGTTTCATATAATCCTGGATTTGTTACTTCTAAAGAAGAGTTATCTTCTAGAATACTTAAAGCAATATCAACATATGCAACATCATCTGATATAAACTCATTTGGTGGAAGAATAAAGTACAGTAAATTATTGTCAATAATTGATAAAGTTGATAATGCTATTACTTCTAATATTACTATTGTTTCAATGAGAAGGGATTTAAGTCCTGCTTATAATCAACTTGCAAATTATGAATTGTGTTATTCAAATCAATTCCATGCAGATTTGGAAGGATTTAATATAAGATCATCACCATTTAAAATAAGTAATATTGATGGCGATGTTTATTTGACAGATTTGCCCAATCCTGATGGATTAACAGGAAAACTAAGATTTTTCCAAATGGTAAATTCTGAACCTAAATTTATTAATAATAATGCTGGTACTATTGACTATGTAAAGGGTGAAATTATACTATATTCGGTCAATATTACATCTACTGCTGTGGAAGGTAAAATACAAATTGAGATTACTCCCGAATCAAATGATATTATCGCAAAACAGAACCTTTATATCGTGCTAGATACTACTAGTGGAAGTAAATTAACTTTACAGGAGGACTTAGTTTCCTCTGGTTCCAATAGATCAGGAACTTCATATACACCATCTTCAAGTTTCATTAGTAATAAAAGGTATACCAGATAAGAAATGGCAGATACAAAAGTAAAAGTTTCACATCTTCTGGAAAGTCAGATTCCAGATTTTATACAAGAAGATAATCCTCTATTCAAAGAGTTTCTAGAACAATATTATATTTCACAAGAACATGAATATGGGACAATAGATCTTGCAGAAAATGTTGCGGATAATAAGAATATAAAGAGTTTTGCTGCTCTGAATACAGTTGTTGCACAGACATTATACCCAATAAAATTAACTTCTGACATTTTAGCATCAGAACGTACCATTAATGTGACAAATACTGGTGGATTTCCTAATAGTTATGGACTTATCAAAATTGACAATGAAATTATTACATATACTGGAAAAACCGCAACTTCTTTTACTGGATGTATTCGTGGATTTAGTGGAATTGATTCTTTAGAAAAAAATAACAATCCAGAATTTTTAACTTTTAGTACAACAGAATCAGATGAACATGCTGATGAAAGTGTTGTTAGTAATTTAAGTCATCTTTTCTTGCTTAAATTTTATGAGAAATTTAAGGCACAATATCTTCCTGGAGTAGAGAAAAGAAGTCTTTATCCTACAATATCTGTAGATAATGTATTATCAAGAGCAAAGGATTTTTATATTTCAAAAGGAACTAATACGTCACTTGAAATTTTATTTAAAGTATTATTTGGTAAAAATGTTGAAATTGTAAAACCTTTTGATAATACTATTACTTCTTCTGATGCTGAATGGGTAATTGTAGACCAGTTAATTGTAGAACCATTAGAAGGAAATCCTTTAAATCTAAAAGAAACAACTATATTTCAAGATTCTTTAACATCTCCTACTGCTAGTGGTGCAGTTTCTAATGTTGAAGTAGTATACTTAGAGAATAAAAGATATTATAGAATTGGATTAACTCATTCAACTGTTGCTCATAGTTTTAAAATAAATAACAAAACCCAAGTTATTGGCACTGCATCTACATCTTCAGTAGTCACTGTAGATTCTACAGTTGGATTTTCTACTAGTGGTAGTTTTCTATATCAGAATAGTTCAGGTACTTATACATCTTCAACATATACTTCTAAATCTCATAACCAATTCTTTGGATGTAGTGCTGATACAACTTTAAGTGAGTCTACTATAATAATTGATGATGTTTTTGTTTATGGATGGGAAAATAATGATTCTACAAAAGTTTGTAAAATGCGTCCAGTAGGATGTATAAGTGGTGCAGATTCCAAAGATATTAGTACAACCAAATATTTTAAAGATGGTGATGAAATAAATTTAAGACATTTGGGGGAAAAGGTTGAAAAATCTAATAAGAAATTAAATAATTGGTTCCACAATAATGTTACTTATGTTGATGTTGAAATTATATCTGGAAGTAATATTAAAACAAAAGATATACATTTTCTGCAGAAATTTGACAGAGTTGATTTTATAAGAAAAGATACTCAACAAGTAATACATTCTAATGTTGAAGTTTCAAGTGTCATTGATGATAATAATTTTACAATAGGTGCAGGATATAGTTTTGCTGTACTTGATTATGTTGTTAAAAGGAGATTATCTTTTGCTTCTAGTAATATTGGTGTTGGAGATTTAGTTGCTGATATACAAAATACTTTTGTTGATTCCAAAAATAATGCTTATGTTGCTTTTTCTGGTTATCCATCAGATAGTGCAATTCAAACAACTGATAGATCTATAACTTTTGAAACTAACAATGTTTCTGGAAGTACAATAAACATAAATTCTCACCAATTCTTAAATGGTGAAAAAATTTACTACCAACCATTAACTTCTGATAGTAATCTTTCTGGAATAACAACTGGAACATATTATGTTAATGTTGTTGATGTTAATAATATTAGATTATCGTTAAATGCTCAAAATTTATATAATGGCAACACTATAACAATTGTTAGTACATCTGCAACTGATCAGCATAAAATAACACCATCAATACCTGTAGGTGATGCTGAAAGAATATTAAAAAATCAAAATAATTTTAGAAGAATTTTAAATACTCCAAAAAATAATGAAAATAATACTAATATTATTGGTCCTGTTGGAGTATCATTGAATGGAATAGAATTACATTCACCAATATCAGATGATGCGGTATATTATGGACAACTTGATAATATTATAGTTTTAGATAAAGGTAGCAATTATAGTGTAACTAGTCCTCCAAATGTTGCTATTGCAGACTCATATGGAAGTTCTGCGGTTGCTAATGCACATGTAGTTG